CGAAGAGTTTTGTATCCCATACATCTCTCCTATCGACAATAGAGTTCATAGATATTTTCCAGACTTCCTTATCAAGGTAAAGGAATCCACTGGAAAGATCAAAACCTATGTTGTCGAAGTCAAACCGGAGAAACAAACTGCACCACCAAAGAAAAAGTCAAGGGTGACAAAATCATACATCTATGAGTGCAAAACTTATGCAGTCAACCAAGCAAAGTGGAAAGCAGCACAAGAATATTGTGCTGATCGCAGGATAGAGTTTAAGATCATAACAGAAAAAGAACTCGGAATCAAATGAATCGCATCGAACCGATCCTGGATATTCTCAATGGTGAAACCATGGATCAGGAACAACAAATGATGTATATCATGGAAGCACTTAGTGATACGGTAACACCCATTCCTGATGTTGGAACACTCTGTACCTTTGTTTACAATGCGAAGACACCTAACCTTAGATATGATCAACACCCACTCGTGGCAGTGACTGATTTATTTGCTTGGGGATTCCGTGGAACAAACTTTCATCATAGAGAGACAAGACAATATACTTGGGGAGAGATTGTAGGTCAAGTTTATATCGTTAAGAGAGAAGAACTTGATGACTTGCTGTCAGTAAATTATGGAAAGTTTATCACTAAATAGATAAAAAACTATAATGGCTCCGGTATCAGCAACGAGCAAAATAACAAAGGTAAGATTAAACTTTGATCCAGAGAATCCTGAGGCTGGTGGTGTATTTTTGCCTGAGATTTTCACTGCAACTAAAGTAACAAGAACCGGAGAAACTAATACTGATGGCAAAGGCGGTCCCGTCTACAAAACTGAAGTAATCAGATACGATAATGCTAAAGGTGATAATCCTGTAGTCATTGCAACTTCATCATCTATAAGTCGCGATGATAATAGAGGTAATGAAAACTATGATAGTCGTTTAGTACCCACTGAAAATGCCACGGCGGCAGAGAAAGCAAACATGGGTCTTGCAATAAGAAATGCACAACTAGATCAAGTGCGATCAGTGCAAGATCAGGTAGCGTCAAGTCCTTTAGACAATAGAGAACTATTTAAAGTTGGTGGCAATGGTTCTCAAACAGAGAATCCAGATGCTCCTCCGGTGAGCACAGATGAGGCTCCGTCAATCCCTGTTCAAGAAACATCACCTACAGGTAACAATAGTGCCTACCCGCCGCCTCCACGAAAGAGAGCGACGACGAGTTTTATATATCCTCTTGATTTAGGATCCTCTGGACAAGACACGATTAAGTTCTCACTCGTTAAAAGAGAACCAAAAGGATCAGGTGATCAAAGATCAGATACCAGAGAAAGAACATTAGGTTTTGTTGTTCTTCCAATACCAGGCAATCTTCAAGATTCAAATAGTGTTGCATACAAGCAGTCATCATTAAACGCTCTACAACTAGCAGGAGCTACAGATATAGAAAAGTTTATAAATGAAACAAAAAACTTAGAGGGTGCCAAAGGTGTGGGAGCAACGTTAAGAGAAGCGGTCACGGGAGTCAATAAACAAAGAACTAAATCACTTATTTCAGCAGCAGCTGCATCAGCAGCACTAAACATACCAGGCGGAGCAAACGCTCTGCTTTCGAGAACTTCAGGGATCATTATAAATCCAAATATGGAACTATTATTTGATTCACCGACTCTTAGATCATTTGGATTTTCATTTAAACTT